TTTGTTAAAAGCGGAAGAGAATCCTTACATGATGGGCGACAGACCCATTGTGGCTTTCCCATGGGACGTAGTACCTTCACGTTTCTGGGGCAGAGGAGTCTGTGAGAAGGGCTACAACAGCCAAAAGGCACTGGACGCAGAGATCAGAGCACGTATAGACGCTTTGGCCCTCACAGTGCATCCTATGATGGCTATGGACGCTACACGTATTCCGAGAGGGTCTAAACCGGAAGTACGCGCAGGTAAGCTTATCCTGACCAATGGTAATCCTGCGGAGATCCTACAACCCTTTAACTTTGGACAAGTCAGTCAGATTACCTTTGCACAGGCTGACGCATTACAGAAGATGGTACAGACCGCTACAGGAGCCATTGACTCAGCGGGTATAGCAGGGAGTATTAACGGTGAAGCAACGGCTGCTGGTATTAGTATGTCTCTTGGTGCTATTATTAAGCGCCACAAGCGTACATTAATTAACTTTCAGGAATCTTTCCTAATTCCTTTTGTAACTAAAGCTGCACACAGATACATGCAGTTTGATCCTGAGAACTACCCTGTTGCTGACTACAAGTTTAACGCTACGTCCACTTTGGGTATTATGGCCCGAGAGTACGAAGTCACACAGCTTGTACAGTTGCTACAGACTATGAAGGCAGACTCGCCTTTGTACAGTGCTTTGATTTCAGCAATCATAGACAATATGAATGTGTCTAACCGTGAAGACTTGATCCAACGCTTAGAGCAAGCAGGACAACCCTCACCGGAGCAACAACAGGCACAACAGGCTGCACAGCAAGCCGAGATGCAGTTTCAACAGTCTCAAACAGCGGCTCTCTCAGGGCAAGCTCAGGAGTCTCAGGCAAGGGCACAGAAGATTGCTATGGAGACACAGCTTATGCCTCAGGAGCTTGAGATTGACCGCATGAAGGCTGTAACGACTAATCTTAAAGCAGGAACGGAGGACGACAAGGAGTTTGAACGTAGACTTAAAGTAGCTGACATGTTACTTAAAGAAAAATCTATGAAGAATAAACCTAACAATACCACAACAAACAGCAGAGCTGCAATCCCAATGCAACCAAGAGGGCCAAATGGTCAGTAACAGAGAACTGGAAGAAGTAGTAGCACAGATTAACCGTAACTTTGATTTAATATTTAGTAGACTGGAGGCTTTAGAAAGTGTCAACGACGAAATACCCAAGACTAGCAAGGGCGGGAGTAAGCGGGTTCAACAAGCCGAAGAGGACTCCTAACCACCCCACTAAGTCGCATGTAGTAGTTGCCAAAGAAGGTGACAAGGTTAAAACTATTAGGTTTGGACAACAGGGAGTCAGTGGTGCGGGTAAAGCCCCTAAGTCTGAGAAAGATAAAGCCAGACGCAAGTCATTTAAAGCTCGTCATGCAAAGAATATTGCAAAAGGTAAAATGTCAGCAGCGTACTGGGCAAACAAGGAGAAGTGGTAGTGGCAGGATTGTACGATAATATTCACGCTAAACGTAAGCGTATTGCTGCGGGTAGTGGGGAGAAGATGAGAAAGAAAGGCGCTAAGGGCGCTCCTACAGCCAAAAACTTTAGACAAGCTGCTAAGACAGCTAAAAAGAGGAGTAAGAAATAATGCCAATGGTAAAAGGAAAGAAGTATCCCTACACTAAAGCAGGTATGGCTGCGGCTAAGAAAGCGGCGGGAAAGGCTAAGCCTAAGAAGAAAACAGTAAAAAAAGGTTACTAAAATAATACTTGACTTTTAGACCAAAATGTGCTATAATAAAGATGTACATTGAGTACATTACTTAAACTGTCCCATAGAGGAGAAACAGATGAACGATCAAGAATTTGAAAATTACACCCGAAGTATGCAAGAGATGTTTCGTAGCGAAGGTTGGGAATATTTCTTAAATGACATCAAAGGAGGCGTACCTAACGTGAACTCCGTTGAAGCTGCTAAGGATGAAAATGACTTATTCTTCCGTAAAGGTCAGTTGGCTGTTATGGCTAACATCCTCAATCTTGAAGCACAACTAGACAGCGTTATAGAAGAACGCAACAACCCACAAGCTGAGGGTCAAGAGGAAGCCGCTTAATGCGCTTACTTTTTGATTTCAGATGTCCTGACAATCACGTTACGGAGGCTTTAGTGGCCTCCGACGTTACAGAACATTTGTGTGGTTTGTGCAGTAAAACTGCTAAAAGAATTATATCTCCTGTCCGTTGCTCACTTGACCCCATCAGTGGGGACTTTGTAGGTGCGACTATGAAGTGGGCGAAACAACGCGAACAGAAGATGAAGCAAGAAAGAAAGGCAAACTCTTAGCAGACCTTTCTACATGAACCATATCACTCCATAATACGTTAGTACGGAGATTTAATAATGGCTACACTTATAGACGAGCGTTTGGAAGACGACGAACAACAAACCGAAGAAGCTCAACAAGCTGAACCTCAAGTAGAGGAAACTCAGTTTGAAGAAGACAACGAAGAAGCACAAATACCGGACAAGTACAGAGGCAAATCAGCCGAAGATCTTGTAAGGATGCACCAAGAAGCTGAGAAGCTTTTAGGCCGTCAAAGTGCGGAAGTCGGTGAGCTTAGACAAGTCGTTGATAGTTACATTCAGACACAACTCTCGCAACAATCAGCACCACAGCAACAAGATGAAACTGTTGATGAGGTAGATTTTTTCTCTGACCCAGAGACTGCCGTAAAAAGGGCAATAGACAATCACCCTAAGATTAGGGAAGCTGAACAGATTAACGCAGAGTACAGAAAGACTACTGCACTGTCTCAGCTACAGGCCAATCATCCTGACATGGAGACAATCCTAAAGGACGAAAAGTTTGCAGATTGGATTAAAGCATCTAAGATACGGACTCAGTTGTTTGGACAAGCGGACAAACAGTACGATTACGAAGCAGCCAATGAGCTGTTTAATCTATGGAAGGAACGTAATCAGGTTGTCCAACAGACAGCACAGGCTGAACAGGCAGGACGCAAACAAGCTGTTAAGAAGGCAGCTACAGGCTCCGCTAAGGGCAGTACAGAATCTAAAAAGAGAAAGATTTACCGAAGGGCAGACATTATTAAACTTATGCGTACAGACCCTGAACGATATCAGTCATTGTCCGAAGAGATCATGAAGGCTTATCAAGAAGGGAGGGTACGAAACTAATCTATTAAGGAAATCTTAAAATGGCTACTTCAGTATATCCCAGTCAAACAGGTGCGGTAGATAATGCCCGCGCCGCAACTTTTATCCCCGAGATTTGGAGTGACGAAATCGTTGCTGCATATCAGTCTAACCTTGTCCTTGCTAATCTTGTTAAGAAGATGTCAATGACTGGTAAGAAGGGTGACACCATCCACATTCCTAAGCCCACCAGAGGCGTTGCTACTGCTAAGGCAGCAAAGACCGCTGTTACTATTCAGGCTGACACTGAGGGTGAAGTACAAGTCGTAATTGACAAGCACTTTGAATACTCTCGTATGATTGAAGACATCACCGAAGCACAAGCTTTGTCTTCACTCCGACAGTTCTACACCGGAGACGCAGGTTACGCTCTTGCTAAGCAAGTAGACAATGACTTGTTCACTTTGGGTAAGTCTTTCGGTGACGGTGACGGATCAGACTGGACTAACAGTGCTACGTTCATTGTTAATTCAGGTGGCACCGGACTTGACGCTTACGCTGGCGCAGGTACTGTAAATGCTTTCACTGATGCTGGCTTCCGAGCTTTGATTCAAAAGATGGACGATGCAGACGTACCGATGGACAACCGTTCATTTGTTGTACCTCCTTCACTCCGTAATGCAATTATGGGTGTTGAGCGTTATGTGTCTTCTGACTTTGTTGACGGTCGGGGTGTACAAAACGGCAAGATTGGTAACTTGTACGGCATTGACGTATTCGTAACCAGCAACTGTCCTTTGACTCACAGCACCACTGTTAAAGCCGCCTTCCTTGTCCACAAAGACACGATGGTAATGGCTGAGCAGCAGGGCATCCGCTCACAGACTCAGTACAAGCAAGAGTTCTTGGGTACGCTTTACACCGCAGATACGCTTTACGGTGTTAAGACGTTACGTCCAGAATCAGGTTTTGTATTGGCTGTAGCCGCTTAATCTATAAAAATATGTGTGAGGGAACACCTTCGGGTTAGTACCTCACTTTTTATTCGTTTATTTTTTTAGTAACAGCGGAGAGTAAGTATGGCGATATTTAGAGGGGACGGAGGCTCTGGGGACAGTAGTACAGATGCCTACGCCAGTCAAATAGCAGTCTACGCTCAAACTGCTACTACAAAAGCAAATGAAGCTGAAGCCTCTGCAACCGCAGCGGCAACCAGCGCAACCAACGCTGCTAACAGCGAAGCAGGTGTAAGTACAGACGCTACCGCAGCAGCAGCGAGTGCAACCGCAGCAGCGACTAGCGCCACTAATGCCGGTACAAGCGAAACCAATGCTGCGACAAGTGCAACTAACGCAGGAACAAGTGAGACTAACGCAGCTACTAGCGCGACTAATGCTGCAACCTCTGCTACCAATGCAGGTACGTCAGAGACTAACGCAGCAACCAGTGCTACTACTGCTACAACTAAAGCATCGGAGGCTTCTACAAGTGCTTCCAATGCGTCTGGTTCCGCTACAGCAGCAAGCACAAGTGCTACAAGCGCAGCAACCAGCGAAACTAACGCTGGCACAAGTGAAAGTAACGCTGCTACGAGTGCCACTAATGCTGGCACTAGCGCAACTAACGCAGCAGCAAGTGCAACGGCAGCATCAGCGAGTGAAAGCAATGCGTCTACATCAGAAACCAACGCAGCCTCCAGTGCCACAGGTGCAGCCACCAGCGCGACTACAGCTACGACTAAGGCAACGGAAGCAGCAACTAGCGCAACCAGTGCTGCCACCAGTGCAACCACAGCAACCACCAAAGCTGGAGAAGCAAGCACTTCCGCAACTAATGCAGCAACTTCTGAAACAAATGCTGGCAATTCTGCTACAGCCGCTGCAACGTCTGCAACAAACGCTGGCACATCAGAGACCAACGCTGCAACCTCCGCAACCAACGCATCTAACAGTGCAACAGCGGCAGCTTCTAGCGCAACGGCGGCAGCAAGCAGCGCAGCGTCAGCGGCATCAGCCTTAGACTCTTTTGATGATAGATATTTAGGTAGCAAGACTTCAGACCCAACTACTGACAACGACGGTAATGCCTTAGTTACCGGCGCTTTATATTACAACTCAACCACTGGCGTTATGCGAGTGTACGACGGTTCTAACTGGATTGACTCAGGCTCCGGTTTAACCTTTGCTGAACTACAGGGCAAACCTACTACATTAGCTGGCTACGGGATCACAGATGCAGCTACGTCAGCACAAGGCGCTTTGGCAGACTCAGCACTACAATCAGACTCAACTCTAAATGCAACGAATATGACAACAGGTACGCTTTCAGGCGGCACTTACTAAAGAGGAACTTAAACAATGGCTACAACAATTGTAACTAAATATGGCGATGATGCTCCAGCAGCCTCAGACATAGTAAGAGGTGAGCTTGCGGTAGATACAGAAAACGGAAGGCTGTACACAGAGAATGCAGCAGGTGCCGTTGTTGAGATAGGGCTGAATCCAGAGGGAAATGTAGACGTAACCGGCACAGTGACTGCTGATGGTTTG